GTTTCGACCTTCGTACGCACGTCGAAACGGCGGATGTAGGCCGCCAGATCGCCATCGGACAGACGCACCATCGGATCGCCGGTTGCCAGCGTATCGAATGCGCCGGAGGCCTGCTGGTATTGCAGGAGGATTTCCGGCATGACATAGCTCGGATTGACTCGAACAAATGCCGGGGTAACGTTAGCCATGGTTCAGCTCCTTAGATGAGGATGATTGCCGCCGAACCGGAGTTGTTCCAGTTGACGAAGTTGTTGACGGCGTCGTAGACGATGACCTTGCTGTTGCCGACGTTGGTCTCCAGCACCTTCACGTTCAGAGCGCCCGTGCCGTAGTTCAGGACAATCGTGCCGCCCAGTGCGCCAGTCGCGATCGCGCCGCTTGCCGCGGTGATCTGGAAGCTGAAGTGCTGGTTGTCGGTGAACGCGGTGATGACCTGGTTGCCGTTCACCAGCGAAGCGCCGGTGCCTGTCACGCCACTGATGTTGATCGCGTCGCCAACCGCACCGACCGGAGAAGCCGATGCCATCACCACTGCGAAGGTATAAACACCGTTCGAGTAGGACGATGTGATCGAGGTCACCGAGTAAGTCGCGGTGCTGGCGTCATACGGCTGCAGACGCTGGTTGTTGAAGTCCCACGAAACTTGCTGGGTGATCAGGCCGCCGTCCAGGGACACCAGCGACGGGTCCATGGCAACCGCGATGCGCGCACCGGATCCCAGACGGTAGAACGGCACCATCATGCCGACACCGGCGCTGGGAGCCTGGCTCTGCGGGGAATTGACCCAGTTATGGGCTTGATTCAGCACCGAGAACCCGGTCAGGTTGGTGAGCGCACTCGCACGAGCAATGGTGCCGCCGAGCGAGTTGTTGGCGGTAGCCGCAGCGATGCTTTCGGAGATCGCCACGCCACCCCACATCGGCAGGGTCTCGGTCGCGGCCAGAACGCCTCCGGCCAGCGCATTGCGAATCGCCGGATCGTCTTGAGCAGCGCCTTGGACGTAACCGTCGGACTGGACAGAAAACGAGCCAGCCGCGTTCGTGGTCAGGTACGGATTGAAGGACATATTGCCTGCCATGATTATTTTCCTTCCTTGTTAATGCGAACCTGGCGGAGTCGCGGGGTTTTGAAGTCGTTCATCCAGGCGCCGGGATGGCCGACGAACTCGCTCATCTTGCGACCGGCAGGGTCGTGTTTCACGATCTCGCGCAGCCCACCGGCGGGGATGTCCACCGGATGCAGCGCGGAATCCATCGCGTCGGCGTAGATTTTCTCTTCGGCGATCGCGAAAACCTGTTCCGGCAGGACGTTCAGGTCCACGCCTTTCCATTGCGCGCTGTGATCGCGCATCTTCGCGGCCAGACGCTTGCGGTATGCCAGAACGTCTTCGCCGTTCAGAGGACGAGGTGCGGAGTCGCCATGCGCCGAATACACTTCATCGGCGCGAGATTGCGCATCGGCCATGGCGGAATAGTCGGCGTCGCTGAGTTGCTTCGGCAACTTGGCTTCGATATCCGCGATCTTCTTGCGGGTTTCTTCGGCGTCAGCCTTGGCCTTTTCCTCGCGCTCCTTTTCCTCGGCATCGGCTTTGGCCTTGGCTTCCGCCTCTTCCTTTGCCTTCTCGTCAGCATCGGCTTTCGCCTTTTCCTCGGCTGTCATCTCGCTGTCGGCCTTGGCTTTTTCGTAAGCATCCATGCGCTTGGCGAGGCTGTCGCACATGGACATGATCTTGTCGAGTTTTTCGTTTGCATCGGCGCGAGCCTTTGCCTCGCTATCTGCCTTGGCTTTCGCTTCGGCTTCAGCTTTTTCCTGTGCCTCGGCGTCCGCCTTGGCTTTCATTTCTTCGGGTGTCATATCGGATTCCTGAAGGTTGTTGATAGAAACGCCTGACGGCGGACCGCCCTTATCCCACACGCCCCGGTAGCAGATCGCTACATGGTCGAGCAGGCTCGGTTTTCCCTCGATTAAGAGGGTCGCCCCATCTTCAAGCTTGATGGTGCTATTTACTGCTTGGTCACGGAACACAACCGTCGGCGAGGTTGATAGCTGATTTTTCAGCATCACCTCGGCGGTGGCCGCGTCGTAGATTTTTGCGATTCCCCATACTTCTTCCGCTTCGGGTTTCAGGTATGGAAGGAAGATTGATCCGACCACACGGTCTGAAAACTCTTTCGAGTTCAGCGTGTTTTTCTCGGGGTGCTCAACAACGGTTGCCAGCCCGTTGCAGCGGGCCAGGAAGTCGTCGTTCATGTAAAGCTTTGGATCGCGGAAAACGAACTCGTCGATTCCGCGGCGATACGCGACACCAGTGCCGGTGATGCGGATGTCGAACAGCCAGACATTCATGTAACGCTGAGGCGACGGCAATTCGCCGGACGCCATCGCGCGCGCGATGTCCAGCTCGTTCATCAGACGCGGGTCGATCATGTTCAGCGCGCCGGATTCGATCGTCATGCGCGTCCCCGGGTGAAGGGATTCCGGCAGATCGTCAAGCGGCGCCCACTGCCAGTCAGAGCTTTCGTCGGAAAGCGTGGGAGTGAACTCCTGAGAGACCTTGCCGAAGGTCGTAAAGGAAACCTTGCCGTTATCAGTGAACGACAACTGCCGAAGCGTTCCGGTCGGCAGGTATCCGGTTTCCTCGACGCATTCGCGTACTGCCGCCTGATCCGGTGTCTCTCCCGGCTCCACATGCCCGCCAGGGAATGCCCAATGCCCGGGGAAGTCGCCACCGGGCCCACGCTTCAGCAAGAGAACCTTTTCGCCGGCGAGGAATGCGATACCGGCGGCCGCAGCTGGAGCGACAGGCTCCTGCGCAGAGCTCGATTGCATGATTGCTGACAATTTGCTTCCCCATGAAAAAAGCCGCCTATCTGGCGGCTTTGATTTGCGCTCTGGCTTGAGCCAGTGCATCGCGTCCCTTGTTCGTGAGCATCTCGTCTGGAAGGTCGCGCAGGTTGTAGACGTACGTTGCCGAGCAGGAGCAGTTATGTGCTAGGATTGTTCCTGCAACATACCATCCATTTTCCGTTTGGAGATTGTAGACATGCCCAGAAAACCAACTCCTGTTGACCTTGACTACATTCGTCACTTGCGTGGCAAAGGGTATTCCGTTCCCATGATGGCTAAGGAATTGGGAATGAAGCCCACAACCCTCTTCGGTCGACTGCGAGCTCTCGGCTTCGAGTTGCCCCCCATCGTTCGACCAGCGCAAAACAGAATCAAGATCGATGCCGAAGCCGTCTCCGTTGCCTATACCGGCGGGGAAAGCATCCTGTCCATTTCCAAACGGCTTGCCATTTCGAGGCCCGTCATAACGAACTGTCTTCTTGCGCAACGAATCAAGATCAGGAATTTCGTTGATGCCGGACTCTTGAGAATGGCGAAGCTTTCCGAAGAAGAACGGAAAGACCTTGTGCAAAACGCGCATCGTGCCTTGCGCGGCAGAACGCAGCCCGAGATTCAGATCACAAAGCGCGCAGCCACTCGCAAGAAATCTATTGGACTTGGAGAAAAAGAGCTTTATGAAGCTCTTCTTCAACGAGGATATCGAGTCGAATCTCAATTCCCATGCGGGAAATACAATATCGACCTTGCCCTCAATTCCATCGCCGTGGAAATCTGTGGCCCTGAGATCAAACGACTCAACGACCCCACTTTCCTCAAGCGCTCCAAATATCTCCGCAATGCTGGCTATGCCATCATTCTGGTTTTCTTCAAGCGCATCGATCAATTCCTCGGCAATCTCGACAACACCGTCTCCTTCATTGAGGCAGCCAATCGGCTTCCAGCCGCCCGCCGTCAGGACTGGATGATTAGGTGTCGCGCGGAGCGTTTTTCCAGAACTCGTAACGATCTCGGTCAATTCGCCGTCATACCAACGCCTATACGCTTTTTCAACGAGACCAGCATATGGAATTTTTGAGTCACCGGGGAAGCAATAAACCTCCTCGCCTGGCTTCGTGATCTCGTCGTAGTATCCGGCTTTCCCGGCCTTCATCAGGCCTTTCTCCAACGCCCAGTTGCCGCGGATCGCGTAGACCTTCTGATCGCGCGCTTTGTGCGTGTGCCGATAGTCGTAACCACGGCGACGCCACTGGCTGTGCCATTGCGCGGCGATCGCATTCCCGTCGGCAGCGATGATCTCGTTCAGCGAAGAAATGAATTTCACGCCCTGGTCGATCATGACCCGGCGTTCTTCGAACGGCAGTTGCGCGAGCGACTTCCGGATGTTCTGCTTTACTTCCTTGACCTCGACCGCTCGGCTTCCGCCAGCCGGGACCGAACTTGCCCAGCCAGCGAAGCGCTGCGTCGTCTTCTCGATCATCGAGTCCCGATTCAGTTTTATCAGGCCTTTCGATATCGACAGGCGGCGCTCAAGTTCGGCGCGCATCTGAGGTTTCAGGCGGTCGACGGTGTACCGGGAGATGCCGGGATGGGCCTTCAGAATCTGGCCGTCGTCGATCATGCGCCGGTACACGCTGCGAAGCGTGGAATTCAGCGCTTCCTCAAGCACCGGCGCCGGCGTCAGGGATTCAACAGCAGCCTTCCTGATTCTCTCGACCCAAGTCTGCAGCCGATCCATCGAGTCGAAGCCCGTCTGCTCAAATTCGCGAATTGCCTCGCTAATGGTTTCAAAAAACGTGGCCATCATTCGAACCTTGCGAATTCGCCGAAGTGAAACGCAGCAGCTTTTCTATAGGCCGCAGCGGCTACCTCAGCCGTCTCAAAACATCCGAGATGGCGATTTTTCCCATTCAAAAATATTGTGGCCAGCCACTTCTTGGCAGCCTTGGAGAAGTGAACGCCTTTGTACCCACTGGTATTCAGGCTATTCCTCTTCGTGTTACGTCTATTCTGTTGAATATTGGCTAACCTGAGATTGGTCTTTCTATTGTCAGATCGCACGCCATTCGCGTGATCCACTTCGGCTTCAGGAAACTCGCCATACAAATAAAGCCACGCGAGGCGGTTGGCATAAAAATATTCGCCATCTATGCCAATGCGGATATAGCCGTCTTCCTTAAGCGAACCAGCGACAGAACCCAGACGAATTCCGTTTCCCTTAATGCCAAGTGGCTTTGATATCCAAATAAATACCCCTGTATCCGGGTCGTATTGCAATGCTTCCTTAAGTCGTTCTTGCGTGAGCATCTGAGATCCCTCTCCGAATCCAATTAGGAAGCGCAGCAGTCCGTTGGATGAGCGGATTTTCGGGGATCAGCCTAGCTGCGCTTTGATCTGTTACATCTCGTCGATCGGCATCGCACCGCCACCTATTGGCTCAGGCGCCGGCGGTTCGTAATCCGCGATCGCCTCGTAGTCGAGCACCATCGGATTCTTGAACAAGTGCTTGCTCTCGTTGATGTTGTCCGCCGCCCACTGAATAAGCCGGGCCCTGTTCGCCGGGTCGACATCCGGCTTGATGGCCTCGACCGCAGACATGATCGCGTCGAGTTTCACCTTCTCAACCTCGACCAGTTTCGATTCGGGTTCGACGAGCAGCGAGGGCCATTCTGTGGCGAACGAATTGCGCCAGCGATAGAACGCGTCGACATAAGGAATCTCCCGGTATTCCGGGAAATCTGCCTGAATGGTCGTATAAAACTCCGGCGTCCATGCGCGGTACTGCACGATCTTGTCGAAGAACTCGTACAGCGGGCCCATGGCCTTGCGCTGACCTTCGATGTAGCGGACAACGGCTTTTGCGTCTTCCGTGCCCTCTCCGAACCCTTCGGCAAATGATTCATCGTTCAGCAGCTTGGCCGGCATGTCGGCAGCAGACGCCACATTTTTGATAATG